TTCTGTTGCTAGGTGATTAACCCCGGAAGCCTAATTAGGCTGCCATTGCCATTTCTGGCGCATAATTGTCATTTGCAATTATAAGTTTTGACCAATAACGCAGTCATCCGGTTAACTCCACTTCACTTCTCACACTTGTCGATCCTAGTTCAGGCCCATCATAAACACACCGTGTCCGCCCTACCCGTTGTCCGGAATCAACCTCAGGTAACTGCGATGTGTTTATGGTGGACCTGCTGGGTACTGCCCCCAGGTCCAATATGTGTCCATGTTGTTTCAACATTAACATTTTATTTATACAGTCACTTTGTATCTTTGTCAACCTTTTATTACTAAATATGTCTAATTTTATGATCAAACACAAACATTTAATAGTTAGAGCAGAGTGCAGTAATCCTCCACGATACGAACAAAATATTCTTGATTGGTCATCTAATCTTATCCGTGATATAGGTATGAAAATAATGATGGGTCCTTATGCAAAATATTGTCATATGGAAGGCAACAGAGGTTTGACTTGTGTAACGATTATTGAAACAAGCCATGTAGCAATACATGTTTGGGACGAAGGAAGTCCTGGACTTGTTCAACTTGATGTTTATACTTGCGGTGAATTAGATAAGCAAATTATATTTGATGCGTTAGAAAAATGGGATCCTGTTAAGATTGATTACAAATATCTTGATAGAGAAAAAGGGTTTACTGAACTTTAGTTACTGGCTTCGCATAATCTGAATATTTTATTGCAAACATCGTACCTGCCTTTGAATCCTCAACATCAACATATATATCACAACGACAATACATGTCTCCTGGAAAAGTTTGGCTGTTGCTTCTTACTAAGACAATATTGAATCCTGGCTGATTACATTGTTTCCAAAGTTCTTGTCCAAGTTCTCGCATGACCCACATGTTTTCCATTCTGCTTTTTTTGGCGTGAGTCCATTTGTATTCGCACTGACTTAGAAAGTATCGCATACAATATTTATAAGTTAATGCTTGTTTCCTTAGCCACTTACGTATGGAGTTTTTTTATTTTTGAAAGAAGAATAAAAGTTTTTTTGATTGTGTATCTTACCTAACACTTCTTGTATTTCATTCATTTCTTGTCTAAGTTGAGGGGAAGTTTCACCTTGGGCTATAGCCATTCCTCTGCGTCCTGCTTTTGCCCTAAGTGCATGTTCTATTATTTCAACATCTCTGATTGATAATTTGAAAGTTTCGTTTGGTTTTACCATAAGTCTAAAACCCTTCCATTGCCTGCTATAATTGCAAAACATGTAAGAACATGTAATACAATCCAAAAGGTACGAAAAGCCAGAGCCTTCTTTACATCTGTTTGTGTAATTGGAAGGAACTCCGGCTTATCGTCGTCATTAATGCCTATAGGCATACCAACAGTTCTAGCCCAAAGTTTAAGCCATCGCCGTTGACTGCTCATTACATTGCATTCTTTTTTTCTTGGATTTCTGCTCTACGACCTTTAGTAAGTTTACCAAGATCGCCTAGTGCTTTACGGGCTCTTGTTGCCGCGGCTTTTACACCTTTGTCATCGAATGTTTGTGCTTCTGCAAGATAGTTATTAAATGCTTGCACGATTTGTTCATGTAACGTCATGTTTTCTCCTATGGTTATTGTAGTGCAATGCCAGTAGTCTTTTCGATATACTGCTTGGCTATTCCACTTTCTGTTTTTGCAATACAGGCAACTGAAGTTGCCATTAGATTAAATTTGCCATCTGGTGTTACACTAAACATGAAAGGTGCTAAACCTAATCCTTGTTGTTGTGCAATGATTACCATTGGCTTTAGTAGTGTGAAAGATTTGTCAGTCTCTTCATCGAGTCTAGCAACAATCTCTTCTCCACTGCTGAGTTTGAAAGATAAGGTATCTCCTACCTTGTATGGTGCTTCTATTAACATTAACCGTGTCCTGTTCCGTTAAATCCAGTATCGTCTATGTATTGGACAAACTGTTCATAACCGCCTACGTTTTTACCATATACCTTGATTTGAGGGAACGTTCTTGCTCCCGGGAACTCAGATAAGACAGCATCTCTGTCAAAATCTTTTCCAAGTTCTTTATAGACAAAATCAAACTGTCTTGATTCGCATAGTGCTTTGGCTTTATTGCATGAGGGACAAGCAGGCTTACCCCAAATTTCTATACTCATAAACTGAATCCTTTAAGTGCGTCCTTATCTACATCTTGTTTGATTCCACCAATGATATAAGATTCAACCTCAGTTTCTTGAGGAGCAACTTGCAATCCTGATGAACTCAACCAATGTTGTGTCCAAGGTAATGGGTTAGTGTTAACTGGTGCATCAAATATAGTATCCAATCCCAGTGCCTTTAATCGACGGTTTGCAATGTATTCTACATACTGATGTAGTAGTGTGGCGTTTAAACCAATCATACTTCCGTCTTTGAACAAGTATTCAGCCCAGTCTTTTTCTTCTGCAACGCACTCACGCCATAAATCATAAACATCTTGTTCGCACTCTTTTGCAATCTTAGCCATTTCTGGATCATCTTTGCCTTGTGCCCACAACTTTAATATGTGAGTACTAAGTGCCAAATGTTGTGCTTCATCTCTAGCAATAAGTGAAATAATCTTTGCACTACCTTCCATTAGTTTTAATTCTCCAAAACCAAAGGTACAAGCAAAAGAAACGTAAAAACGTAAACCTTCTAAGATATTTACAGTCTGCATTGCCATGTAAAGTTTTTTCTTAACTTCATACATATTACCTTCATTGCGATATGTAAATGCATCGGCGGCTTCTGTAAATTGATCATAGTGTTTGGTTACGCTTACTGCTCTATCAATAATCTTTTGATCATCAAGAATAGTGTCAAACACTTCTGCTGGATCCGCATAAACATTTTTCATAATGTGTGTATAACTACGACTATGAATTGTTTCGAAGAAGTCCCAAGTAACAATACAACCTTCTAGTTCAGGTAATGATACATGTGGCAAAAATGCTAAACATGGTCCACGTCCTTGTACACTATCAAGTAATGTTTGATACTTAAGGTTAGCAGTAAAAATATGTTTCTGCTCTGGGCGAAAGTTAGCAAAGTCCGCTCTATCTTTTTGTAGACTTACTTCTTCAGGTCTCCAAAAATAACCCAACATTGTTTGATTAAGTTTATCGAACACAGGGAATTTGAATACATCATATCTCTGTGTGTTCTGATCTGCACCAAAAAACATATTCTGTTTGGTGAAGTCTACTTTTTCTTTATTAAAGACAGTCTTTGCCATTTGCTTTCCTCTTTTACTTCTTCTATATAACTATACACTGAATTTACGGAGATGTCAACCTAAATTGCACATGCTTCGCAATATTCTTCGTATTCTTCGTCAGTTCCGTTGAACTCAGTTCGTTCAACAGGTCCCTCTTTAACATTGTCGTGCCAGCCAACTGGGTGAGCAGGCTCGTCAATCATTTCGCTCGGATCAGTTTTATAATCATACGTATTTTGATAGTATGATGTTTTCCATCCTAACTTGTAGGTATTTAGTAAGTCTTGCATCATCTGACTCATTGGAACTTCATTATTTTCAAAATGAGTTGGATTATATGACCAATTACCACTAATTGCTTGATCAAAAAACTTTTGCATCACTGCTACTACTTTAATATACCCATCGTTGCTTGGCATATCCCATAGTAACGTATAATAGTTCTTTAGCGACTGATACTGCGGAACAATCTGCTTAAGAGGCCCTTTTTTGCTTTTCTTAACGGACAAGTATCCTCTAGGCGGTTCGATTCCATTGGTAGCGTTCGACACAACGGAACTGCTCTCTGAAGGCATTTGTGCGGACAATGTGCTGTGCCGTAAACCGTGTTGTCTAATGTCATTGCGTAAAGCAGTCCAATCATATTTTAATTTTACCTTTACTACGTCATCAACTTCTTTCTTGTATGTATCAATAGGAAGTATGCCGTCACTATATTTAGTGTGGTCAAAATATTCACATGCACCTCTTTCTTCTGCAAGTTCATTACTTGCTTTTAACAAGTAATATTGGAATGCTTCAGTAAGTTCATGTACAAGTTTCCATGCTTTAGGATCATCATACTTAACTTTGTTTTTTGCTAGATAATGAGCAAGTCCAATATAACCTACTCCTAAACTACGTCTTGCTTTTGTACTAATTTCTGCCGCTTTGATTGGATAACGTTGGTAATCAATTATTTCTTCTAATGCTCTTACTGCTAGGTCACATAGTTCTTCCAAGTCTTCAAGGTCTTTAATTACACCAACATTGATTGCACTTAATATACATAATGCAATTTCACCTTTGTCGTCATCAATGTGTTGCAAAGGTTTTGTTGGTAGTGTGATCTCTTGGCACAGATTGCTCATGTAAACTGTATCTTTGAACGAACTGTGTGTATTACAATGATCAACATTCATAATGTAGATACGTCCTGTTTCTGCACGTTCTTTAATTAGTGCAGAAAACAAATCCATTGCAGGAATCTTTTTCTTTTTGATACTAGTTTTACGTTCATATGATTCGTAAATTTCTTTAAACTTATCTGCATCTCCAAAGTATGCTTCATACAATCCTGGCACATCATGTGGCGAGAAAAGAGTTATATCTTGTCCTGCTAATAATCTTTCGTACATTGTTTTATTAAGTTGAATAGAATAATCTAGTTTACGCACTCTATTATCTTCAGTACCTTTATTGTTTTTCAACACAAGAATGTCTTCAATCTCTTGATGCCAAAACGGGAAATGCGTAGTAGCACTTCCTCCACGTACACCATTTTGTGTGCAACATCTTACAGTGGCTTCAAACTTTTTTAGGAAAGGTATTATTCCTGTATGTGCAACTTCGCCGCCTCTGATTTTTGCATTGACGCCTCTGATACGTCCTGCGTTGATTCCAATACCTGCTCTTTGTGCCGTGTACCTACCAATCGACATATCGCTTGCGAAGATACTATCAAGGGTATCGTCACTGTCAACAAGGACACACGAAGCAAACTGTCTAATAGGTGTTCTGACACCCGCCATGACTGGCGTTGGGATATTGATTTTAAAAAGTGAGGTCGCATCGTAATATCTCCTTACATAATACATTCTATCTTCTTTTGGATAGTTTGCAAATAGTGTTGCCGCAATCATCATGTACATAAATTGCGGAGTTTCAAAAATTTCTCCTGAACTTCTATCTTGTACTAGATATTTGTCAGCCACTTGACGCAAACCTGCGTAGGTAAAGTTTTCATCACGTTTATGACGAATGTAACTGTCTAATGAATTTATCTCATCTATTGTATATGATTCAAATATAGCAGGATCATACACACCACGCTCTATATTTTTTTCTATCATTTCTTTGAACGGAATATTTTTGTATTCACCAAACACTTGTTTGTTGATACCATAAGATAAAAGACGTGCCGCGGCATATTGATAGTTAGGTGAATCTAAAGTAATTAAATCATTTGCACTTCTAATTAATATTTCTTGTATTTCACTTGTACTCATTCCATCGTAAAATTGCAAGTTTGAATTCATTTCAATTTGACTAGCACTTACTCCTGCTAATCCTTCACAAGCGAACATTACAACCTTGTGTATTTTTTCTATGTTAAGGGGTTCTTTTTTACCTGTTCTTTTTACGATCATGGTACCGTTTGTCATCTGTGTCTCTCCGTTCTCTTTTTTTCATTTCGTGTGGTATTTAGTTAAGGGGTGGCATGTGATGTATCTCTTGCGGTTCTAATGTTTTTAGTGCTTGATCCACATGTACATGCGTTGAGTAGTCAAATCCTAACACTCTATCACCTACCACTAGCAAATAGTAATGTTCTGATTTTTGTAAATTTATACCAATATGTATCTCGAATTTCTCGCTGGAAAACCTATCAGTTAACTGTAAAGAATAGCACATTCCTAGTACTCTGCAAAAATCACAGTACATATTTTCGTTAATAAGTTCCCATGGAGTAGGCCAAGTACTTGGTGTATACGGATCTGTTTGAAGCGATGCCGTTGGAATCTTGTTGTAATAATCAATTACATCTTGCAAAGGATCTTTAGAGTCTTCTAGCCCTTCTCTAAATGCTGACCATTCAGAGAGCCTTTGCTCATAATTTAAATCATCCATTTATTACCGTTTTGATCTTACGTGAAACTTGAAAGTTCCAGCGTCTGTTGCTGTTGCATTACTAACCTTAAGTTCAACTGTATCCTTTGTTGCATCTGCATTTTCATCAACTAAGTTTGCAGTTATTTCAAAATTAGTAATAAGACCTGAAGAGCCTGTAAAATTAAACTCATCTCTTAAAATTATATTATCATTATCATAATCAACACTAATGTAAATTATTCCACTGCGGTGTGCTTGGTATGCAGTACTATGATATACATAATCAATTTCGTAATTTGTATTTGCATCGCCAGGCAATCTAAAATATCTATTTGCTACTGCTTGGAATACAACTTCTAAATTTGATGTTCCGTTCATGTCAAACTGACAACTACCTTCAATAATAGGAGTAAATTTTTGATTAACAATATACTGTTGTTCGAAACTGAGTGCTTCGAAACGTTTGAAGAAATCGTTTGAACTTGTGTTACCAGGTTTTTCAAACTTCATAATTGCATATGCACTGTTTGCTTCTGTACCATTGTTGTTGCCAACACTATTAAATGTATTACCTACACTTGCATTTGCAGTTCCTTCTTTAACCCAAATAGCATTTCTTGCTATTTCATCAAATACACTGTTCTGTACTTTTGTGCCTGTAGGTCCTGCATCTTGTCCTAGTTGTCCTAGTATTGTATTTTCACCAAGTGTTACACCATATGCTGAAGTATCAAATTTACTATTTTTAATTAGTGTATCATTAATATTAAAGTCACTGTGAATACAATGTGTCCAGTTTTTCATTGTAACATCAACAAATGTGTTGTTGTTACTCATAACAGCCGCACTATCACCTACAAGACTAAATGCCTTTTGTGTAGATGGAGCATCACCTGACTGCCAATTTCCTACAACTTTAAGATCGCTAAATTTACTATCTCTAACACTATGCATGTCGAACATTGTTCCTGCTACACTTTGATTGATAGTCATACCATGTATTGTAATATCTTTTGCTTGATTAATAAAACTGTTTGTTGCTATTGCGGCATACGAACCAGGAGTGCTTTCACCATTTACAAATGTAAATCCTTCTGCGGCACTTGTATTAAGAATTGTTTTATCTATTCCTGCTCCAATAATAGTTGCATATGGTGGTAGGTTAATTGTTGCAGTTAATTTGTATGTACCAGGAGATAGTACTAATGAAACTCTACTTGAAGGATTTGTTTTATTTGTATTAATATAAAGTTGATCAATGGCTCTTTGAAATGCTACCGTGTCATCTGTTACACCGTCACCAGTCATTCCAAAATCAGCACCATATACAGTATCGTCTAATCTTGATTGTAAACTTCTTTGAATTGGTTGTGTTGAACTTGCACCTGTTGTGATACCGCTATCATTTCTATATGTATATTGTCCTGCAAGTTGAAAAATGCTATCATGTTCTGTAAGAATTTTTGTGTTACCTACAGCAGGAGCACCTTCGCTAACACTGCCGTTACCTACATAAAATTCTTGACTATCAATTGCCCATCCAAGTTCTCCAGAAGCAAGTTGTGGTATGTTATCCACACCTTTTTTACCTCTTCTAACTTGTATACGACTGATTTGTACTACTGCCATATTCGTCTCCTATTATACATATTTAGCCGTGTTTCTCATAATATGCATAAACCCTGTTCCACCATTCTTGTTCCCACTCCTTAAACTCGTGCGGCCATAGGTCAAATTGTTGATATTCGCCTGCTCTGCTACACATAAAGATATGTCCTTCTTTGATATTAGTATCATATATTTCGTTATGTGCTATAGCATAGGCTGTTAATTGCAAAAAATAGTCTTGTACCCATTCGACTTTTTTAGGCTTGTTTGTTTGTTTGAAGTCCATAATACAATCATTACCTTTGTATTGTCCTACTAGGTCTGTAGTTCCTGCATATAACTTAGGCACATACAGAGCAACTTCACTACCCCATATTTCATTTACATCTTTAAGAGCATTTTCTTTAACTTCTGTAGCCATCATGTGTGCTTGTTTTGCATACGGATTGCTTCCAGGCTGTGGCCATTTGCCAAACTCAACATAATCTTCAAGATACTTATGCATACGGGTACCAACACCAGATGCTTCTGTAACTATTTCTTGTGCTTTAGTTTCGCCTACACGTTTCTTCCAAGCAATAAGATGTGTCTTATCTTTAGTTTGATCTAAGATGCTTGTTACACTTGCTACTGCATTACCGTCAGGGGTGAGGTACTTGCGTTTACCATTAACACTTTTTCTTTCAATAGTTTTGTAATCAAATTTATTTGTTATTAGAGTCATCGGCCTCATCCCAGTCTCGTTGCATAGCAAAAGGATCGCTATAAAAAGGATCCACGTTACTAAAAGGATCGTCTTGGGCCTCTACTGTATGAACTTCAGGTACGTAATGTTTGATCATATTTTCTACACCCATCTTTAGAGTGATTGTTGATCCGGCACAACCTGAACATGCACCACCTAATTCTAAAAGTAAATTTCCGTCTTTGTAATTTAAAAATTCAATATTACCGCCATGACTTGCAACGCCAGGCTTCACATGTGATTCAATTAGTTCTTTGATTTGCTTGATGATTTCCTCATCAGTTCTTGTTGTCATAAAGTATGCTCCTAATTTAAGTTTATTATACTAGAAGTATTCAGTAATGTCAACCTAAATCTGTGGCTCTTTTTGCCATTGAGGAAACAGTTTGATCAGCACTTGGTTCTTTAGCGTTTTGTGGAATATCGTCCATTTCATCGCTTTTAAATGTTAATTTATTCTTATCGAAGTTCTTGATAAGTGCTTTTACTTGCGGATCTCCGTCATATGCCGCTTTGAACACATCATAACTGAATTGGGATTTACCAACATTTTGCATTAGTTGGTCCAACTGATCAAATGTAAATGTTTTTTGGTCTTTGTTACTGAGGACGGTTAAGACCTTTTTCAACACTTCCGTGTCGACGTTCTCAGTTACGACTTTTTTCCGGCTAGTAACGTTCCAATCTTACGAGAGCGTGCCACGCTTTCTCTTGTTTCACGTCCTGCTTCTGCATCACCACCTGTTGCGGCCGCGTCTGCTCCGAAATCATCTGCCGCTTCACCTGTTTCTGGATCTACTGCTGGCTCTTCTGCATCAACTGTTGGCTCCATTGCTGGATCTGCTTCTGGATCTTCAGCACCCATTGCATCTACAGGCTCACCTTCACCTGTTACAATACCTACACCATTTGTTAATGCTTCGCGAGTTGATTCCATTGCAGTGTACATTGCTTCTAGTGCAGGTTTCACTGCATTAGTAAATGCTTCTGATTTTTCTGCACCCATTTCGTCTCTGATAGCATCTGCAAGTTCTAACATTGACTCTGTTTGCATTTCTGCTGTGTCTTCCATCCAACCTGTCACTCTATCTACCATGTCTTTGGAAGCCATTACTAATTCTGCGTTATCTTCTGCACCTTCTTTGATAACTGATTCTTTTAATTCGTCTTTACATTCTTTACATAATGCTTTAAGTTTGTCTTGATCACAGTCTGGATACTTTTTACAAATTTCTGCAACTGTCATTCCATCCTTACAACATTTCATAACTTCTGCTTTGGAAGGCATTTTTCCTTCACCTTCTACAATCGGAGGTGCTTCTTTAATTGCTTGGTTTAGAACATCTAGAAACAATTTTGACTTTTGATAACTTTCGCTTTTGACAGCATCAAAACTTTCGTTTGTTTCAATGTCTTTAAGCATTGTACGTATTTTGTTACGTGCATCTTCTAGTTGAGGTAATGTAAATTTAGATATGTCAATTTTTGTGCCATATCTCTTCGCTAGGCTCTCATTGAGCGTTGCGGCTGTAATAGGTGTTTTTATTTCTCTAATGTTCATTGTTCACTTCCTTGCAGAATTTATTATAGTTATTTATCATTCTAGTTGTATATATAGTCCTCAAGACGACTTCTGCCCTTGTCGATCTTAGTTGTTGCAATGTCTAACCTACATTCTAGCACTTCTTTACGCAATTCATCGTCACTTTTCTTGTAACTATGCTGGAAAAACACTGCATCATTGTAATTTTTCTCTATTTCATGGTCAATACGTAAAACATCTTCTATAATATACTTCTTCCCGTGGGCACAGTTTTTTGCAATAGCAATAGCGGCAGTTTTACTGAAAGTATGGGCAACTTGCTTTTTGCATTTCATATCAAACACAAAATTACCGTTTTTGCTAGTTCTTACTACCATATTGCCAATACGAACACTATTTCCTTTTACATAAGGAAAAGGAATGTTTTCAAGCCCTTGCTCTATTAAGGCTTTTAGTTCACTTATTGAGGGTTTCTTCATTTGCAACTACCAGTATATCCCCGTTATTATACACTTTACTTACTAAACTCTTACGTATAAGACCTTCTAGAATGAACTGTTCTCTTTCATCAAAACTTTCTAGTGGTATTACACCCTTTAATGATTTAAGCAATTTTGCTTCTTCATTATTCATAGCGATAGTAAACTGTTTTATTAACTCGTTTAGTTTCATTTCATACTCTGTAGTTGCTTCTTCAGCATATCAAGTTCGGCTTTTTTAGCCTTAATTTGTTTTTGTGCAACGTCCTTTTGCATTTTTTGCATTTTACGTTGCTGTGCTTGCGCCTTTGGATCTGTAGGATCTGCACCTGGTTGATCTGCCGCCGCTTGCGCCTGTTTTGGTCCAGGTCCAGGTACTACTCCTGTTGCTGGTGTGTCTACCGGAGTTCCTGTATCTCCTTGTGGTAGATTGTCTGTGTTAAACTCTTCTGGATCTTTTCCTTTGTATACGCTTCCTGCTCCCCCACCTTTACCTGCGAGAGCGGCTAGGCCTGCAAGTCCTAATGCTCCTAGTCCTATGCCTTTGCCTATTCCTCCTACTCCTCCAGACTTTTTAGGAAGTACTCCTGCACCTGTTTTTAAACCTGCTCCTGGTGCTGGTTTTGGATTTGGTCTTGCTTGTGGTTTTGGTGCTTGCTGTGGTCTTGGTACTTGTGTTCCTGGTTTACCTGCTTGTGGTGCTGTTGGTGTTTGTCCTGTTCTTGGTGCAGGTGCTACTGGTGATGGTGCTGTTGGTGCTTTACCTGGTCCGCCTGGCATAGGTTGTCCTGGCGCACTAGTTTGTGGTGCTGTGACTGCTGGGTTTTGTGTCTTACCTGTTCTAGGTTGATTTCTACCTTTACTTGAAGCCTTACCATCACGGCTGAATGCATCTTTTCCTTTTTTGATTAAATCTTTTACAACAGGAGATCCACGCTTAATAAGTTCTTTAGCACCTTTCTTGACTACTGGTGCCGCGGCTCTTGCCGCTCCTCTTGCTAAGGCTCCAATTGCTGTGCCTCCTGCGGCCGCTACAGCGGGAAGAATTTCATCTAACTTCTCGCCTTTGTCGTTTTTATTGAACTCATCAAATCTCACGACATTTTCCTTTTACCTGCAAAACGCTTCTTAGGTCTTATGTTGATACGTTTCAAACGTTTACTTGCTGGATTTGCTCTTTTAGTTTTTGCTGTTCTAATTTGTAATCTGTTTGGAGTTTTACGTTTTGTTTTCTTAAGTGTTATCTTTGCTTTTTGATTCAATGGCTTGTTACATGTTGCCGCTCTTGCAACAATACGACCTTTACGCACTCCACTTGTGCAACGATACTTACGTACTTGCTTGCCTCCTGAACGACTCCAAATAGTTCTTACTGCTTCATTTTGAACTAGTTCACCGTCGGGCATTACTTGCCAACCATCTGGTATAGGTTTACACATTTGATCATCATTACAAAAATATTCTCCATCTTTGCAACTATCTTTATTTTCAATTGTGAAAACTTCTCTAAGTAACATTAGCGTCTCGCTTTGTTCATTGCCTTAATTCTTCTACTTACTGGATTGATACGCTTTGTTCTTCTTGACTTTCTTGCTATACGAGCACCTAGTCTTGCTTGTGTACGCTTCAATGTATAACGTGCCTTCATGTTAATAGGCTTAAAACATGCACTAGGAGATGCTACAATTCGTCCATGACGAGTACCGCCGGAGCATCTATACTTACGTACTGCTTTGTTGCCCCTGCGTCCCCATATTTGTTTTTCAACTAATTCATCAGATACGGGTTCAGTAATGAGTTCTCTTAAGTTCATACTGTATTTATGTTTAGGAAAGGTTTAGTAAAATAACTACGATTGTAGATAACAAGCCTGCAACAATAGTGCCGCTTGCGCCAATTATTACTTTAGTCATTGATTGCTGACCACGTGTAATATCATCATGGATATGTGAAACCTTTTTCTCAATTTTGTCTAGTCTACCTTCAAGACTTTTATATCTTTGCTCGCACAAGTCTACATGTGCTTCTAGGTTTTCACGTTCTAAGGCAGTTGCCATTTTTTCTTCTCCATTCATCCCTTGCTCAAAGGGTATTAGTAAACTCTAAGTTAGCCTAATATGCCTGTATAATGTTTTTTATGGATTGCCTTATATAATGTATTTATCATCTTCTTCTATAAATTTAAATAATATATTACATTTTTTGGGGTCTGATGTGCAGAATAACGCATCTTCCATATTAGCACTTTCGTTAAGGTTTTTAACAATAGGAACCATATCAAAATCTGTTCTCATCATGTCTTCACTAGTTGATTGGTCTTGTTCAACAGTGATCACGCAATGCCATACGTTTAAATTTTTGTTTGCAAAATTACTACCAAAACCTGTTGCTTTTTGCTTCTTGAATGTTGGATTTGAAACTTCTACGTTGGTTCTAAGACCAAGCGTTTGCATCATACTCATATAGTTTTGTTGTTGGCCATATGCTAGTTTATCCTCACCTCTACGTGCATTTGTTTTGGTAATATCAACTAGGGTGTATAAATCAAATCGTTCCATGCTAATACTTATCGGCCACAAAAAAAGGCCCAGTAAAAACTGAGCCTTTTAATGTTAAAGTTATTAAACTTATAACAACTATTAAGTTGCTACAAATCCGTCTAAATCTCTTTCAGTTACTGTTGCACTTGAAAGATCAACACCGTCTACTGTACCCATGTTCTGTAAGCGAACTTGCATTGAAGCCGCTGTTTGACCATGTCCGTGTACGATTGCAAAGATTTTACCTGCTGTACCTGTTGACTTGTACATAAGTGGTGAAAACTCACCAACGATTTGAGCCAATGCTCCATCGATTCCGTCTTTTGCACTTAGATCTACAATCGCGTCGATTTCAACTGCGATTTGGTCTGCTGTTTTGTATTGGACGCCGTGATCACGACCGTCTTGATTTACTCTTGCTACTGCTGACATTTTATTCTCCTATTTTCTCTAATGTCCAATTTCGTTTACTCTAACGAAGTTGTTATATGTATTTACCAAATAGAAGGAAAATAGCCTATTTACGGCTCATTTTTGCTCTCTGATGCAGTGCTCTTAGTAGATTTATGTATGCAGGACCCGCTTTTACGATATCATCCAGCATTTTTATGGCAGGAACATAGCCTTGTACAAATTGTCCTGGTACACTTTTACCTTGTTTTGCTAGGTTTAAGAAGTTTTTAGTACGCATTAAATTGTTAGTGCCCACTACATATCTATATAAACTTAAATCACGTGCATCTGTAGTAATATCAGGAACACTTACTGTAGGCTCGTTATCTACTACTCTTGCAGTTTCTAAATCGTTTGTTGCCGCTAATTTACTTAAATCATCTACAAGATCACTTGTTCTAAGTTTTGCTCTTGCGGCGATAAGCAATCTAGTAATTGTATCTTGTTTGTCCTTTGTGCTAAGGGCTCTGTATCTTGTTAGGTTTCTTCTTACAATTTTATAGTCTGTGTTTCTAATATTCAACGCACCTTCTAACCTGATAAGGAAGGCAGAAGTTTGTGTATATACGCCGCCACTTGCAAGACTTTTAAGCCATCCGTTGAGTTGCATCATAGGCAAGTTTGTTCTTTGCCTCATTGCTTTTGCCGCTCCTGGATCTTTTAATTTTTCCATAGCATCGTCATCGCCATTAACAAAGTATGCAAAGTTATACAAATCTGTACCATTCATTCTGTATGCTTTGAAAGTATCATATCCTGTAGTCCGTCTAGCATATTCATTTGCTGTTCGTCTAAAGAAAGAATACTGCGATAATGCTTCTAACACTAAAACACTTAGGTATAAACGTTCGCAACAATCTGTATAGGAAAGGCTTTTTATATTTCCTTTACTACGTGTGAGTCTTGCTTCATGTATATCTTTAATGAATGCAAAAGGCTTATCTACTGAAGTGTCATTAAGACTATGACCGCCTTCCATAGTTGCCCATTCAGTTGCTGTGAACTTTTCGGCCATTAATATTATTCTTCTTCTGGTTGCTCTGGCTCAGGGTCTTTTACACCTGCTCCTGGTTTTACGTCTGCGTTTTTGACTTTTGCAATTATTTTCTTAGCCATTTCAACATCGACCATTGCATCTTTCAATGCCGCTCCTGGTGTTTTTGGTCCAAATGCTGAACCTAGTTTACCAAATGCTGATCCAAGTGCCGCCGCTTTATTGAACTCTTCATCTTCCCATTCAATTCCACTTCCTGGTTCTAATGCTGAAGCAATTTTTTGCCCCATTCTCACATACGGCATAAGTTTTGGATCTACATCGTATGGTCCTTCTAATAAGTCTGTTATTTTCATTTTGTTTTCCTTATCTTTCTACTGCTCTGTTTGCGGCAGAGAATGTTTTACGTGGTACTAATTTGATATCGCCACCAGGGTGTGCTAACACATACCCTTCACCACCTGGCTTATCACCTATTGACTGTTTGACATCTCCGCCTTGTCTATCAAACTTATCAATAATATCGTCCTTTGCTTTTTGTATTGCAGTTACAACGTTCCACATTGCTTTAAAATGTGCCATATGCTCTTTTATATATGCTAAAACGTTTGCTTTCTTCTTTTCACTGATCTTTGCTGTCTGCAACCATTTAGCAAAGTCTCCGCCTAAGTTATCTAATCCTGTATCAACCTTACTGTTGATGTAAGCATAAAATAATTTAGGCAAATCTGTTAATTGTTTTGCTCTAAGACTAGGCACGTCAAGCATTGCATCTAGTCCTTGTGCATTTTGTTTTACTATTGCTTCTGTTTTATCTAATACTGCTGTATCTACTTCAACTGGTGCTACTGTTGTTACACTAGGAACTACAAATACATCATTACCTTGGAATATGTCTTTGTTTTTAAATGGACCTTCTGTACCTTCTGCATCAACTTCTCTGTGTATTACAATACCTGTTGTGCTTTTGCCTATACGTTTACCTAAGTCGCTTTTAACATCAATGTTATATGTGACTGTTTGTGGTTTAAATGTATAGTGTCCGTCTTTGATATCAGGTGTGTTATAATATAAAAGATCACCTTTGAAGAATCCTCTATAATCTTTTGGCACTGCCTTTTCATACATTGGAAATATTGTTGCCATTTTATCTGCAAAGGCTATACGGCCCGGATCATCTCTGAGTTTGCCACCTGAACGACCGAGCAACTCGCTTTTAATTTCATCTGGACTTTTGGCTCTTCCGACTCCACCTTTCTTTCCAAACCCGCTCTTGTCTGTGAATATAAACTCTCCATTTTCATCGCGGCCAAAAATGAGTGCGGGAGATCCGTCCCATTTAAGTGTGACATTCTTATGGTCTCCTCCTGCCATTGAACGTAAAGAATCAATTACACGCATTGCTCCTTTACTACCTTGAAAAAATATTATATCTTCTGCATGTTGAATACGTGCATCTGCTTCATTAAGGCTTTCGCCTACAAGTTTACCTCTTGCTGGGTGCGGAGTTTCATTCCCGCCAGGCTTGCTTTTTTTCTTAAAAGCATCTTTGCCTTTAAGTTGTCCTGCTTTGCCTTTTTTGTAATCTCTAAATTCTACGTAACGCATCTATTATCTCGTTGCTTTCTTGTTGAATTTTCTTTTTCATCCAAGCACTGTTTGGATCTGCTTCGTACTTGTCTACAATTTCTTTTGCTTGTGGCATCTTTGCTAAAATACTTTCAACTGAACCTAAATCTTTTGCAGTTGCGTTTGCACCTATTAATTGTTTTGCAATATTGTCTAAGTCATTACTTACAAGTTCATTAGTATCTCTATTAACTAATCCTTTATAAGGGCTCCACTTGAATCCTTTTTCTTTTGCTAGGTCTGCTATCATTATTTGTTTGTGTACACCTTTGTATGGAGAACCTTTAGGTAAATCATGCACATGAAACTTACTTGCAGTTTCACCATTATCAACAACCATTATATCAACTTGTTGTGGTGTGTCTCCTACAGTAGTTTTTACATGTACAATTTGTCCTGTTTTCTTTGTATCAAAGCCTGCTTGTTGAAACATTTTTTCTAGTTCTGCCTTAGCAGTTTTTACATCTGGTGCATTAAACTTTTTAATTAATTGTCCTGCATCTGCTATCATATCTAAATCACCACTCATCTTTCCTGGAGTTGGTGTTGCACCTGATCCTATTGGTAATGCTTTTACGCCAGTCTTAGACATGACACCATTTATTTGTTTCATCATACTAGGAATTAATTTTTGATCAAAATCTGCTGTGCCTGGAAAAATATTTCCACCTTCTAATATAATACTTTCCTTAACATAATATCTTGCTTTGTCTGGTAACTTGTTGTAAATTAAAGCACCTTGTTTGCCTGGTATTGGCTGTGAACCGTTGTTAGGTACCCATAAATCTTTTTCTTTTGCATATGTATAACCAACTTCATCTTTAGTAAATCCTGCTACAGAAGGAATTTTGTTTGGATCAATCTTATCACTTCTGCTCTGCACTTGCTTGTTTTTAGGATCTACTTTCTTAGTAACCATCCTTGTTTTTTTGACAGTCTTTTTCTTCTTGTCAATTGATGGTTTTTCGTCCGGACCTCTTGTACCAACTACGCCCTGCATAGTTTGTATTGCTTTCATAGGAAAACTACCACGTACCCAATCGTCTGCTTTCTTTACCCAAGAGTCTGAATCTTTGCCAGTACTTTTTGATGCTTTTTTAGGGGCTTCGTTTAGTAAATCATTTATCTTCATTTTTTGATTCCATAACTTTTGACATTACTCTTTTAAACTTGCGTGGGTCTCCTGTCCTAATGCTATTCAAAAACCTACGTTCTAGTTCGTTTGCAGTAGCATCGTCATAAGTTTCTGCAATTCTATTCAAAAGATTTATAGCACTCTCAATAATATTATTGCCTGTTGCTTCTATCAAGTGATCATTATGCTTACGTGAACGCCCAACTGTGTTCAATTCTTGCAATATGCTTCTAGTACGTTTTTTCATTGGCTACTCCGATACAGTATTTAGCGTTAGAATAAATAGTTTTGTAAACTTAGGAGATGGGCATATGTCAATTGATAAACTGAATTTCAAAGAGAGATCCTTATTATTTGCTAAACTTTCTAGTATTTCTTATAGTAACATAAAAGAAGCAAAAGGTCAAGCAAAGAAATTAGGGTTTACTACTGTGGAATTCTATGATAAAGATGGGGCGCAAGCATATCGTTTTATGAATAAAACAGATATAGTGATTGCATGTCGCGGTACACAACCGAACGAATTTAATGATATTAAAGCAGATTTGAAAGCATTACCTGTAATGGCTGAAACTGTAAGCAGAGTACATAGAGGATTCAAAGCAGAAGTAGATGAACTATGGCCTATGGTGCAAGAAGATATCCAACGTAAAGCAAATCTAAATAAGAAATTGTGGTTTTGTGGACACAGTTTAGGTGCGGCTATGGCTACTATAATGTCATCACGTTGCAAACACAATGTTGATTTGAACAATCCAATCGAACTATACACTTATGGTTCACCAAGAGTGGGTTGGAGAGGGTATTGTAATAGTTTACATATCACACATCATAGATGGGTAAACAACAATGATATTGTTTGTAGAGTACCACTAGCAATAATGGGATATGTACATCATGGCGAAGAACATTATCTCAATGCATATGGAAAATATAGAAAACCAACTGCTTGGCAAAGATTTAAAGATCGTTGGCGTGGTATGTGGATGGGAATCAAAAAGGGTAAGATAGATAACTTTGGTGATCATTCAATGACTGATTACATTAAGCATATTTCTAAATTATAAACTTCCTATATAGGCGGCGGTGTCGGCCATACGACAACTGAATGCCCATTCGTTATCATACCAGCCTAATACTCGGCCCATATGCTTATCAATTACTTGTGTTTGATCTGCGGCGATAATACAACTTTCAGCAGTATGATTGTAGTCTATACTTACAAGTGGTTGTCTTTCATAACCTAACACGCCATTCATAAAAAGACTTGCATAAGTTTCAAATGCTTCATTAACTTCTTCTTTTGTTAATTCGGTTTCTGATTGGAATGTAAAATCTACACAACTTACGTTTGCAGTAGGAACTCTTATTGCACTGCCTGTCAACTTGCCTTCTAATTCTGGAATTATTTTACCTATGTTTTTAGTTGCACCTGTGCTGGTAGGTATCATGCTCATGCCTGCTGTTCTTGCACGATAAGGATCTTTATGTCTACGATCAACTGTGCTTTGATCTCCTGTATAAGAATGAACCGTTGTCATTACACCTCTCTTGATGCCAAACTCTTTGTGTAACACCATTACCATTGGTGCAAGACAGTTTGTTGTGCAACTTGCATTACTAATAATTTTATGGTCCGATGTAAGTTCGTGATGGTTAACTCCATAGACTGATGTGAAGTCTACGTCTTTAGCAGGAGCACTTATTAAAACTCTAGTTGCTCCGTTTACAATATGTGCATACGCCCTACGATCATTAAATGCTCCTGTACATTCTAGTACAACATCACAACCTTCCCAATTAAGTTCGTTGATATCTCTAGTGTGACTCCACCGTACTTTGTCGTCTAGTTTACCTTGCCATCTTCCGTGAATACTATCATAATGTAAAAGATGACTATTTGAATCATAGTCACCTGTAGCATTTATTTTAATAAGTTCTAAATCTTTTCTTTCATCTAGGATGTGTCGTGCAACGCATCTACCTATCCTACCGAAGCCGTTTATCCCAACACGTACCATTTAGACAAACAAACTACTAACAGACTCTTCGTTAGTTACTCGTCTAATGGCTTCGCCAAATAGTGGTGCTACACTTACTTGTCTAGTTTTTTTGCAATTCTTAGGGCAACGGTTGGGTATAGAGTTTGTTACAACTAATTCGTCTAGCACTGACTTCTCAACCTTTTGGCATGCTTCGTTTGATAGAACTCCATGTGTGATGTATGCACGAACACTCAAAGCACCTGCATCCATAATTGCTTGTGCG